TCATCATTATAATAAAGATCCCCATCTTTTACGTACACAGTATTGTTATCCGATAAAAGAGCGGCTAAACTTGTGTATACTGTACCACCAACACTAATAGCTTTAAATTCGTTAAAGCTTAAATCATCATTAATACTAATACCTGCTGTAGGAACTGTATTTCCGTTACCTGAAGTATGATCATGAGAGTCTACATCTTCGAAAGCATCGTTGAGGGTTTCCGACCATAAAGGTCCAATTGTTACACCAACCTCTGGTAAGTCTAACCCCATAAAATCTGTTGTCATATTTTAATCCTCCTAAAATATGTAAATATTTACTGTTACATTCCCAGAAGCGGTGAGTGTTAAAAACTTGTCTGGAAATTCTTGAGTAGCACTTAACCATACATCTTGATTAGCATCTTTACCGACGATAATATACCCTTTATAATCCCTACTTAATTTATGAGTAATTTGAGTATCGGACGTAGTTAAGTCAATATTATTAATAAATTGTCCCTCTAGTAATGTATAATCGAACTGAGTGACAAATTCTTTTATGTTATCTTGTATTTTATTCAAATCGGTTAGTACTGTTCTAATGCGTTTAAAAGCCTTCATACGGCCTCCTATTAGTAGTAAAATCCATCGTCATAGTCAGTACTATATGTATCGGAAATGCGATCAGGCTCTCCAATATCCCTGTCTGAAGCCATCTCTTCAATTCGCTCTAGTATTGCCTTCTTTTCAGACATTAAGTGTGTAGTTGATGACTCTTCTTTTGCCAAGCATTTAATAGAAGCATCGATCACCACATATTCTGACCAACCATTATAATCCTCAATGGTATCTGTCTCATCAACTAGCTTAGTAAACATAGGGGTATACCACAGTCTGTAGTCACCTGGAGCACTATCTTTAGGCTCTATTCTAATCTCATTACCAACAATCCTATATTGTAACCCAAGCGGGTATTGTGATAATCTTCTGTAATTTCTATTTCTTGAATTTCTTTCATTGAATCGGAATTGGGTAAGTGTTTGATAATCACCTCCACCTAGAGATTTATCAACACCTTTTAACTTAAAAAAGTCGGTTGGTAGCGTAATGACACTTGAGCCAGTAGCTATTGTTTCGGCAGTATCTTCGGTAAAATAATCACTAAATCTTGACACGATTATCTCGTAAAGCTCACCATATGATTGGTTTATATAAGTAAGAAGCTCTGAATCACTAATGAAATCAGAGTGTTCCATGTCACAACGCTCCCTGATGCGTGTCCTTAATTGAGCTAATGTCACAGGATTGCTCATAAATAATTCTCCTTAAAATAAAGGAGGGGTAGCAACCCCTCATAAATTAATACTCTTCTGAGTTTTCATCCATTTTATAGTGTTCATATGTCGAACACAATTCCATGAACTCTTTCATAGCCTCTATGGCTTTTTTAACGTCCTCTTCCTTGAACGCTTTCATTACTTTTTTCATTGACGCTTCCACGCCATAAAAAGACTCTTCCTCTTCGTCAGAGGACTCATCTTTCATTTCTTCAGGTATACCGATACCAGGAGTTGGACAGCCTCCTCCTAGGATGATTATAGCTGTTTTCTTAGGGTCTCCTCCCATTAACATAATGATTCTCCTTACTTACTCGCCTACGCCAGTATTTTTAAGGTCAATGTTAATCAAAAGTCTAGCACCGCTAGAGGGGTCTGTTTCTGTTGGAGTTGTTACGTAGTTTGGGTCGTCAAAGGTGACCACATCAACCAAACATCTGAATTGGATGGTTTTTTCTCCATCAACATCTTCGGCTTCTAAGTCAAATTTAAGGCCTTGTGTAGCGTCGTCTAAAGCAACACAGTTGAATGACATCAATCTGGTATATGTATCATCTAATGTAATGATATATACTCCCGCTGAATCTCGTGTTACCGAGGCAATCCCTAAACCTTTAGTTAAAGTGACTGCACCTGTTGCTCCGATAGCTAAGTCAGCGTAAATACTCTTGATTTCTTTTTCCAATGATTGATGGCGGTTATATGTTCTATTAGCCATAACTTACTGTTTTCCTTCCGTTTAGTCTGGCCTCTGGCATGAGGGCAGCAAAATTAAAATAAGTGTTAATATAGAAATTTATATTAACGTTTGTTAGAATAAAAAAGACCAGCTAAGAAGCTGGCCTAAAGTATTTAATATCCGCAGTTGAAGCAAATACTAAAAATTATAAAGCTACTCGGCAATTAAAGCCAGGTCCACGACAACCAAGATTCGAGTAACTACCATAACGTACTTCTACACCGTCCGCAGATGCTTGACGTAACATAGTGTTACCATCGGTATCGATAACCTTAACAGCTTTTCCTAAAGAGTATAGCTTCCAAACATTCAACTGAAGCATGTAAGCAACATCTTCAGGGCAATTCTGATCAGGAATTACATTGATAGGACCCCGTGGACCATTAACTATAATTCCTCGGAATCCAATCTCAGCATTCATTCTAAGGTCGATATACTGAACTTTAGAACCTAAAGACTTTTCTAATTCCGCATATTTCGCATAAGACATGAAACAGTGATCAACTTTTCCACCTTCTCTAGCAGCTAAAGATGCTCCGTCAATAAGCGCTTCTTCGATTGGCTGGCTAGAGCCCTCATGCCTACATCCAGCGAGTCTGTTAACGTCTACAGATCTATCAACTCCGAAGAAAGATTCACCTGAAGTTGGTGCCGTAGCAGGTATCCAACCTTCAAGGCCAGAAATAGAGCTTCCTCTATCTCCGCTGAAGAAGATATAGTCGTTAGCAGCGATAGTACCGTCTGAAGTATAAGCAGTGTTAACTGTAATAACACCACTAGATCTATTAACAGCTGAAATAGTACCACTAGACACACTAGTATCATAAATTCTTTGAGTCCCACCACTCTTTGCAGAGTAGATAAGAACAACATGTCCAATCTCAAAGTTAGTTACGTCACCAGTAGACTTAAGAGTGATTGCTGTTGTAGCGGCTTCTGTAGGCTCAGCACTAACTTGACCTACATATCCAGAGCTATCTCTATATAGAGAAATAGCGAGGTTACGAGTAAGAGAGTCGATAGTACCATCAATCTCAGTTACCGCTGCTTCCATAAAAGCGTTAGCATTTCCTTTAGAGGCTTCTCAGTTTTGTTACCGTATAGGCTTTTTATCCTATACTTCTAACACTCTTTTAAGTGATTATTTTAGATCCTTTAGATTTATTTTCTAGTGCCCAAACAGGACGAACGTTTCTATAATTAAAAACAGATAAAAGTACAGACAACACATCTAAATTAGCTTTAGATATAGGAAAATAGGGATCTAATTCCCACTCTCCATAGTTATCCCAAGTCATACCGGGTTTAAATTGTCTTTCAATATGTTGCCTAAATTGTTTAGGAGTACAACCTAATATACCTTGAATTCTAGGACTAGCCTTACAAGTTATTAAAGCTTTTCTAGTCCTTTCTCGGAGAGAGAAACTTAATTTATTATGTTTATACCACTCTCTACTATACTCTAATCTTTGTTCTTTATTTATAGTATGAAACTTTTTACGTTCCTTAATCTGTTCTTTGTTTTCTTTCAAGTACTTAGCTTTACTTTTAGATATAGCTTCTTTATGGGTTTTATTATATCTTCTTTGAATCGCTTTTAAACATTCTTTACATTTAGAAGAATAACAATTAGCTGTTCTCTTAAAGTAGAACTCTGTTAAATCTAAAGTTCTTTTACATTTATTACATGTCTTCATAATAATCACTTATCTTTATGTTAGCTCAGCATACATTTTTACCCTCGACATTATTCGGTGGGGTATCGGACACTCGTGCTATTGATGTTTCCATCAACAACTAGTATTATACTAGTCGGTATTATAGTCTAAAACTTTAGTTATTTTTTAGTCTTAGTATCAACCGGTATGCGTTACGATGATCAGATCACTTTAATTATCTGATTTATCTCGGTATTATCCAGTATTAATGAACTTCTACCGATATTGCCCGATGTGAACCTATAAATTACTTTATAGGGTGCCATAAGCGATAGTTAAGCTGCCAGAATAACTACCTTGTTTAGCACCTCATTGTCAATTGTTGCAATTGAGTAATCTTTAACTCGTGTAAGAACGAAGTCAGTGATTTGAGAATTTGTAGAACCGCCTATAGCAGTAGAAAAAGTTCTAGATCGGTTCTGAGGGTTACCATAAATTAGTGGTATTGGTAGGTTTTTTCCACCAAATTCTTCGTATTTTGCGACAAGTGCTAAAAATGGGTTCAGTTTTGTTATCGTGTGGGCTTTTTATCCCTCACTTCTACATGTCACCATGTAGCTCAGACTATATCATCAACCTATTAGGTTGTCGGACGCTCGTGTCAGGGTTATTGCTTAGGTTGCTCACCTGTTAGTCGTTGCTCTTTCCTAATTACTTTTATACCATTCATTAGGCTTAGATCAGTGTTATCTACTTGAGACTTTCACTGAATTCATCCGATTTGCAAATGGTTGTTACCAACCACTGGGACTACCATTTAATCCTTATAAACCATGTTTAGAACCCTGTCAGAAGTGTAATGTTGTTTTACCTTGTTGTTATCATTGCATATTATTAGCAACTTCTCTACCTTCATGTTGTTATGCGTAGAGAGCAGACTGTCGCATCATCAACCATGTTGATGTCCTCTCGTTCAGTCGTTCAGCGTCCTAAAAAGGTTCGCCCCTGTCACCTGCTTCCAGGCTTCCAAGTCAATTAGAGAGAATTTAAACCGCGCTAACTAATCTATATAACTAAATGTATAGCCTTTATGAGATTTATTTCTAGTTTTAGGATTTAAAACTGCAGTTATACCTCTAGGATCAATTCCTAGATCTTCCGCTGCATCCATTTTCGTCTCATAAATCTTATTATTTTCATGACATATAAATGGTTTTATTCTAGCCCTTCTACCCGCCTTAGAGATTTTCTCTTTGTGTTCTTCCGTATAAGAACCTCTTTTAGTGCGCTTTCTTTCTTTTGCACCTAGTTTTATATTCTCTAAAACCTCAGGTCTAGTTTCTTTTTTACCTTTATTCCATGGTTCAAACGATTTCTTACCGCCTTCTTGTACATTATATCTTGGAGTATATTTCTTTATATAATGTTTTTCGGCTTCATCTAAATCAATTTGATTAAAGTATATAGAGTGTTTTTCAAATCTATAATACTTTTCGCCATGTTTTCTTATACCAGCACCAAGAATTGAACCCCTACCTTTTCTTGCTTCAGATAGGTGTTTCCCTTTTCTTTGGGCTAATGTCATAACAGTTTGGCCTATATATACTATTTCGTCGTTCTTATTGAACACAAAATATATTATCATGGGTTTATCGCTTATACGCACCATTTTCTCCATTTAGTTAATGATTACACACACTTACGCGGCATCGAAGCTTGTCATATCTAAGCTCATTATATTATCCTTTTTTCTATAAATTAAACATAAATTAAAAATTTGTGTCTAACCTTACAATACGTATCGGCCAGACTCCTAAAAACTTTAGTCCTAATTAAACTTCAACATCTTAGCTGCTTGCCTAAGAGACTCCTCTTTAGTAAGCGGCTTACTTGTTGATGTCGTTGGGACACCTGCGAAATCACTAGTTAGCGTTGTTTGTCTTAAATTACTAGGCTTTTCTGACTCTGGTGCCTTTGCTTTTACTTGTGATTGCTGTGAGAGTGCGTCGCTTATGTCTTTCTCGCTAGACTCTGTAGTTGTTGGTTCTGAAACAGATTTAAACTTAGCTGCAATCTTACCAATCTTCATTAGTTCATCAACCTGCTTTTCTAGATAACTCTCAGCCATTTCGGCTGCTTGAGCTGGCTCTAGTACTTTGCCGGTCTGATCAAAATGACTATTAGTAATTTCCCAAACAAGATCATTAGCTCCCTGAAAATTAATTAACTCATATTTTTCAGCTTCTTGACTCAAAGTGTCGCTAATTCTCTTTTTGTGTGACTCTATAGCCGCCTCTTGTTCCTTTGTGCGGGCTTCCTCGGCTTCTCTCTTAGCTGCCTCGGCCGCCTCTTCTTGTTGTTTTTTATATTCATCTAACTGGTTTTTAAATTCTTCCCTGATCTTTTCGATCTCAGACTTAGCGTCTAATGGCGCTTCCTCTTCTTTTTGGGGTTCTTCACCTAAACCATGTTGGATTATGTCATCAATAGTAAGCCCATATCGCTCTAAAGCTTTCATAGGGTTACTTTTATACTCTTCCTCTTCCTTGGAATACCTCTCTCTATCAGCTTTCCAAGCCTCCATTTCAGCTCTAAATTTAGCTTCCTCTTCTTTATCAGCTTTTCTCTTTTCTTCATACATTTTCTGTTGTTTAGCTAAATAAGCCATTCTTTTAGAGAAATCTATTTCTTCTTGACTCTCAGTTTTAGTATCAACTTGGGCATCAACTCCTTTATCAACAAAGTTCTCGTTAGACTCTGTTTCACCTGTAGGTGGCGCTTCTTGAGTATCAACAACAGGTGGGGTGTCTTCATTATTGGCATCAATAGGAGGTAACTCTCTGTTTGGGTGTTTGGTTATATTATCAGATATAACCTGTGAAATGTCCGGTGCTGCATGAGGGTTGATGTTTACGGTTTTTACATTTTCCATGATGTTATTTTCTCCAATTTTATCATGTGTTTAAAAATTATAGGTCACAAATAATAAGTGACTCTAGTTAAAATATTATACTTGTACGTTAGGTATCATATCAGATTGAGGCAAAGCCTCGGGTTGAGCCATAGTTGGCTGTGGTTGTGCCGGAGGTGCTTCCGCTTCTTTTGCTGCCTTTATCATTGCCTTGACATGGTCAATATACCTGTGAATCTTCTCCAAATTCTCTTCTGGTACTTTTCTAATTATACCATCTATATAAGCCTTGGTAGCATAAGCCTCACAATATAGTAAGTTTTGTTCTGGCTCTGGAACTACAAAATCTCCACCATCTAACATGCCGTTTATTTGTTTCTCAGTTAGGTTGTTACTAGCGGTTTCTAAGCCCTCATATTTTTCCAAATCCGGAAAATCAAGCATCTGTAAAGCATTCTCTCTACTAATAAAACCTGCTTGTAACAATTCTTGAACCTTCGCAAGCCTACCTGCTGGTGAACTAGGTAACCAACTAACAGGCCAAGATTTCATTATAAATTGATCATCCCTAAGATTAACATCTTTCCACTTTATGGTCTCTATAAATGACCCACCAGGGACGCTGATTTGTAGGTCTTTATTATCTTCATATAAATCCCTAGACATATCTATAATAATCTTAGCTAGATCCATGAACATTTGCTCATACCTCATAGCCGTAACCATAAATCTCTCAGTTTCTATGTCCTGATACTCTCTAATAGCAGCACCGCTATCCAAACCGCTTGGTTTCTGTGAGGTTGCTGATAGTTGGGATATACCAGTTATTTCATAAGCCGATTGTATCAACCACTTTAAATGATTATACACTTCAGCACTCATAGCTTGAGCTACAAAGAATTGAGGTGCATTGCCTGAGTATTTAAATACAGCACCTAACTCATTATTTAACTGAGACACGGATAACTTACTCTTTTGATCAACGGCAACTCTAGGAACTGCCATTAAATGCTGAGATATTTGTATATTCTTTAGCAGTTTGTTGATCTCTAGTTGAACACCAACTAGCTCCTCAGCTAGTCCTTGACCAAAGAAGCCTAAAAGCCTCTCAGACCATCTAAAAAATACAAAGGGGAAGTATTCCTTTTTATACTCTTCACTCATAAGAGTACCAGTATCGATTGTTATTGCGTGTCTACCATCGGTTCCTTCCTTACTGGAAGGTAAATGCCAGGACTCAATCACCTTAACCATATCAACCGTCGTACGATAATTTTGATCACTTGTAAAGCCGGTTGAGGCGTTTCTAATAGCATTAACATGGTCTGGGTATTTATCTAATAATACTGTTCTAGCAACGTATTTAATTTGATGTAACTGCCTAGGCTTACCATAAGCACCATCATAATCATCAACGACTAATTCATTAGTGAATACATCATCTAGTTGTATACGTCCATCTTTAACATATACCTTAATACCTCCGGTGCCAAATACACCGCCTTTAGTAAAGGATTTCTGTCCCAACTCATATGCTTTAGTGTCGTAAAAGACACCTTCGACATATTTAGTTAATTTCTTAGCTCTCTGCTGTTGGTTCCAATCACCGCCATCTGTTAAGAATTGCGGCTTAGGTTTATTCTTAGATATTTTAGAAGCAGCGGTATCGATAGCCGACTTCACTACATTATAGGTAACCCTATTCCTAGCACCTCTAGAAGATTGGTTAAAATTAACACCTCCACCAATCATACCTAACAATTCTAAGTTAGCATATAATCTAGCGTATTTAATATTGTTAGATGTCTGTGCTGATTGATTCTGTTGTATATTATCAACAACCGAGTTAACATCATTAAATAGGTCTTCATCATCTGAATTCCACCAATCATTATTGTAGTTTAATACTTCAGAATCATTACCAACCCATTTGGTAGTCACTTTTGGGGGACCGCTACCGTTATTATTATTACCTGAATTAATCATATTTTATTGCCTATGTTGCTGAATACATTAATAATTCGTCTTCTTCTTCCTCGGTCTTAGGCTCTGGTAAGTTATCTAGTCCAGGCATCTCATGTGATCTCTTAATAATCACAATATCATCAACCTTTAATTCATCAATTTTATGGGTATTTACTAAGCCCATTAATTGCTCTACAAATTTAATTTTATCCAAAACATTTCCTCATTACTTTTCTTAAAAATCCTTGGTTGATAACCAGTCCTGTACTATTACCTATGACTGAATCTATATGGCAGTAAGGACATATAGCAGTTTCACCACTATCTGTCCAGGCTTTAATATCTTTAAACCTAAATACCTCACAACAATAAAAACATGCACAGATTGTTGAGTTCTCTAACTCTTTCCGTTTTATATTGTAAATTTTATCAAGATCTACCATTCATCAAACCCCATTGTAAGGTCTTCATCATCGTCCTCCCAATCTAATTCTATTTGATCCATATTTCTACGTTTTTCTATTAATGCAGCCTCACGCTCAAAGAAGTGGTCGATAGCTTCCTCACTGTGTGGATCAGGTTTATCGACTAATGGTGTGAAAGCATGATTATAACAGTAACGCCACATGTAAGTAGCTGAATCTGTTAGGTGATTATCAACCCCCGCGTATTCCTCGTACTTCCCTAGTTGTAACTTTCTAGGGTCCCAAATTAGGTTGCTGTATTCTTGCCTTAACCCTTCAGTTCCAGACCTTAGTAATTTAGTCCTTCCCATTATCAAATCAGCATTAAAAAGCTCTATAGCACCTCTTTTATCGGTCTTCTCAGCATTAGTAAGATCAAAACCATGTCTCGACCTTAGTTCCTCAACTATCTGCTTGTTATGATCAATTACAATAGCATCAAATTGACCGTATTGCTCCTCTAGCTTCTTTATCTTGGTTGATATTGATGGTTTGTCTGGTGGATCTTCAACACCCTCTTTAGGAGATATAAACATATTAGTTTGTTTATAAGTATCAATGATGTATAGGGTAGGCTCGTAATCGACATAACAACCAACCGTAAATGCCGTTGCGTCGTTCCAACCTAAATCGATTCCTAATACATAATTCCAGTTTTTCTTTTCTGGTAAAGCATCAATTCCGTGTAGTAAGTCATTGTATTTGTAGACTAAACTCTCTGAATCAACATACCATTGATTTAAGTACATACGTTTAAATCGAGGTAAGTCATCGACGTTTGGGTTCATCTTCCTTAATCTGGCTATCTCATTTTGCCACTTTTCTCGCATATATGGATTTTGAGAAGCAGTCCATCTATGAACAGACCATCCAGGCTCTTTATCCGTTGTTATATCATAATATAAAGATTGAGTTATGTCTGATGTAGTTGATATCATACATATAGTACCTTCATAATCCGCTGTACCTGGCATCAACACCTCGTACACCATTTTATGCATGTCCTGCCTGTAAAAGGCTGCTTCATCAACTACGACTAGTTTATATTTTTGACCTAACATCTTATCCATGTCTGTTGGGTTAGCATCAGCACCAACAAGATATATAACTGATCCGTTAGGTAGTGTATATGTCAACTCTGTCTTATTTGACTGCATTCTTAGGTTATATTTGCGGTTTAATACGTCTAATATATCTTTACAAAATATCCTCTTTGCAGCATCTCTAGTTAGAGCCACGTATAATACAGATACACCAGGATTTTCATAAGCCTCTTTACATAGATAAATACCAGCTGACATTGTCTTTCCCGAGCGCCTACTACATTGAGCCGCCTTTAGTTTAGCAGGATCTTTAATGAAATTATTCTGCGCTTCAAACTCAGGATCAAACCACTGAATTTGGCTGATACTACGACGATTGAACTCATTAAGAATCCTTTTGGCCTTGTTGATATCCATCGTTCTCTCTTTTTAATTGTAATATTAGTTATTTAAGTTTATCAAATTAATATAGTATAAGTTAAATAAGGGGGTGTGGTCGGGTCATATTTATCCGCGGCTTTCTCTTTTTTCTTCTTTGGTTCTTTTTTTATAAACTATTTAAGGGGAAATGTCAACCCCTAATTTCAATTAATTTATAACTTACTATTTTATTTATAGTATTTTATCTATAAGCCCTAGCTCCAAAGCTTCATCAGAGGATAAGTATCTATCATACCTAAGTAAACCCTCTAATCTACTCTTTGAGTAGCTAGGTATCTTTTCTCTAATTCTCTCTAAATATATGTTTTCCATAGTTTTATTTATGACTTTATTTTGTTCAGCCGCTCTATCAAAATCCTTACTATGTCCACTAAATCCATTGGTACCATAATGAATAACCATTGTGCTATGTTTCGACATCCTCCTAGTATCACCGGCCTGTGTTATTATAGATCCCATACTACTAGCATCTCCAAATACATCAACAACAACGTGTGTATCCTCTAGTGTCTTTATAAAGTCATATATAGCCATACCAGCATACCAACAACCGCCTGGATTGTTCATTATCAACCTAATAGGCTCATCATTTAAGCTTTTAAGGTATTGTAATCCTTTTATTGTGTACTCTGCCATCTTGTAATCTGTACCAGTGTCTGAACCATCATCAAAATGATCATGACTACCAATCCATAAAGTTCTATCATTAGTGTTGATATTAAAATTATACCAATCATAGATAGAATCTTGGTTGTCTTTCATAGAAACCTCTATAGTCTACATATTGTATTTATATGTGGGAGTTTTTACATTATTTGCGTATTTAAAGTGGGAACTTTTACATAACTGGTCATATATGTCTCTATATGACTCATAAGATAGGTTAATGAGCCACATATGGCTCTTTATCATATTCCACTAAGGAAATTATCAATATCCTCTAAAACGACCTTAACAGCGTCCTCATCGTCCTTAAATTCTAGCCAGTTCTCCATAAGGTAAAAGGCATATTCGTATTCTACGGCAGCGAGAGCTATCTCTAAGACGATATGAGAATCAACTTTAGCTTTGTGCATCTCTAAAACGATACCTAGAATAATATCGTAGTTGTTAGGTTGTTGTTCTTTTTCTATCATTTTGTCTCCTTTATAAACCACTATCAAAATAAAACAGAGGTTTAACACTTTTAACTTTTATAACCTCAATATCAGCAAGAAGTTTAAGTTCTTGTTGTATGCCCCATTCTTCTTTTTCCTCATAAAGTGAAGGGAAGGATATAGTAGACCTTTGTTTATACCTATCCTCAACTAATATAGTCCACATATAAGCATCTGATTTTATATATGATGTTGTCATTCTGCTTCCTTAAATCTTGATTTATCGAATGTAGATATTCTACCATAATCGCTTACTATACTATATGTATTATCAGAATACTCTATAAGAACACGATATATTTTACCAGTAGTTAGATATTCTTTATCATAACCACTATCATCAATACACTCAACTAGCAGGGGATTTTCTTCATATTTATCATCATCTAATATCTTACTACTTTTCTCAGGTAAGTCACCTAAATCATTCTTACTAGGCTTCTTTTCTAAGTCTGAGGGGGTGTTGGTGTAACAAGGTAGTGAGCAATATACCTCCCTACCAACTATAAACCTTTGTTCACCTTCGAATGTTTCACCACACCTAGAACAAGTGAATTTACTCATCGTCATCTGTCTCCCATGTGGTTAAAGCAATGATAACATCGCTATGTTGTTTAATTATATCATATTCTGATTTATCCTTACAGAATTCTGAACAGTCCTCTCTAGGTATTTTGTGAC